TGTTTCGAGAGCAAAGGGCTTGTATTTCTTTACAAATTCTTTCGGTGTCATAGTTATTATATTAATTCAAAAACAATTTCTTTTCCTAACAATCCTGGTATTGTGACAATCTCGCTATTATCTTCATACACAATACCCTCATTATTCCAAGAGGGTATAGAGAATTCTATTAACTTTGTTCTATTTGCAATGGAAGCCTTAGTATTCGAAGTTTTTACCTTTCTGTTATTTATGAAAGCACTTCCCCATTTATAAAAGAAGCCATTAAGATAATTAATATTGAAATCTACTTGAAAATTAATAACTTTTAAAGTCCTCATTTCATTAATATTTTCTCTAACGAAGACGTCCCATACAAGATCATTTTCCTCTATGAAAACTTTTGGTTTTCTTATCTGTACACTTATATTGTCATTACCCAATGTTGTGTAAACAATTTTACCAATATATCCAACCCTAAAGGGAAAGAAGGACTTTATATCGCGCCACTCTTGAGTGTTAAAAAGATTCTTTGCCCTAATTCTACAAAAATGTATTTTTACACCCTCCCCTCCCCAATCAAAGTATTGTATTGCGTTCATTTGTTTGTGTATTTAATTATTGGATAAGGCACGAAGCTCGCAAGAGCTTGTCGCTACCCTTGAGGTTTTTGATTACTTTTATCATACATTACGAATATCTATATAACACTTGTTGTTCCATATACTTACCACGGCTGTACTACCATCACCCCCGTTGAAGGCATTATCTCCCGTGTAGATGATTTGCTTACCTGTACAAACTAAATTTACATTTCCTCCTGAAAATGTTTTTCTAAAAGATACAGAACTTAAGCTTTCAATATTTATTAAATCTATTCTACAATTATCTATAACAAAAACAGTATTATTACTCCAATAAAAAGAAGCTTCTCTATCACTTCCTACAACAATACCTTTAGAAATATCTACATTAGGTACTATTTCCAAATTAGCATCCCAATCTCTACTATAAGGCAGTCCATCTTTAAAATTACCATTAATTTCTCTCGGGTTTTCCCAAGTTATCTGAGAACCATTCATTGACCAAGAATAGAACTGATATACACCCCCTCCACGAAGATATACAAAAGAAGTAGAACTTTGTGTGTGCTGACCCACAAACATAGCAGGATGTGCATTAGACCAATCATAAGAATAGTGATTTATTTTTTCTGCTAAATTTGCAGTACCCCAACCACCACCTGTCTGTTCAAACTCAAGTTGTATAGTAAATCCATTACCATGTGTAGACCAATTAGGTTTTGATTTTCCATCTAAAGCATTATGAATTCGAAATTTACATCTATCTGATGCAGTAATACTTGCATAAACAATAAAGTATTTATCTTCTGGAAAACCTTTTAAGTCTATCTCCTGATGCTGACCATATCCTAAAAACTTTGATTCTCCATTACCAAGTAAAATTTGCTTATTTGTGCCATTGGGTAACTCATATCCGGAAGCTTTTACTCTTGTATAACCACCTCTATTTTTAGAACCTACATTTAAATTATTTTCTTGAGACCATAAATTAGTTTTACTTCCATCTTCTTTATCAAGAAAAACCTCTTTTATTAGCATTGGATTTTCTGATTTTGTAACCAAACCATAAGAAGTGTTTTCCTCTTTTTTAAATATGTTACCTGTAAGTTTAAACCAATCTTTAGCTTGCCCTTCTATAAATTGTTTTATGTACAAAGTACTATCATCTTCATCTAAGTTTTTTGCAATGATAAATCCCCAGCCCTTAGAACTATGGGTAATTCCTAACATCTCATAGTAAGAACTGCCTGGGGCATTAGCTATACCACTACCTGATCCAAAATGTATAGCCCCATCCTTATCAAGGAATTTGTGAGCATCTGTAATAGTCTTATAGGTAGCTATCTCCGGTTTTCCATCTATATCGTCCCAGTTGTGTCTGTGAGAGGCAGGGGCAAAATTTAAATCGGGCTTATCTGCTAAGTCATTGTAAGAAAATGCATTTTCGAAAATAACATTATTTCCGGCCATGAGCTTAATCTTTCCATTCTGCACTACAATCCCATCAGGAATATTGCTGACAAAGTGGCTCACGGGGATACTGGTGAGGAGGTTATTGCGCTTATCCCTTAACTCTAAGGTCTTCTCAGGCTTGTTGTATACCAACTTGGTACCTTCATCGTCAAGAAACATTAGGGAGATACGCCTTACTACATTACTCCCTTTCTTGAATCGTAACTCTGTGGTATTCTCGTCCAGTTCTATATCGTAATCTTCGAGGGTTTCCAGCTTCTGCTTGTAGGCGTTGGTAAAGTCATTCGTGGATAGCCCTTTCCCTGCTTCCTTATCTACTTTGCCGTCAATGAGTGCTTTCAGATCCGCTGCTGTGCCTACATAGTTGCCGCTTTGGAGCGCTCCCAAGAGTAGTTCTCGCTCGCGCTGGGTCATGATCACCGGTCTGTTGGTATTGAAGGTTAAGCGCTGTAGTGCCTGCTGGGCAGCATCTGCATTGTCATACACTACTCCATTGATCTCTACTTCACTGACCAAGGCGTCCAAGATAGAGAAGTTCATATCCTCTGCGCTGTGTAGGATCAGGCGCTCTCCGTCCACACGTGCTACGAAGTTTTTAAGTGCTAAAATCCCGTTGTACTCAAAGAGGTATTCCTGCAATTCGCCTGTGTCAGGCCTTACTTTATACTTAGGTGTTGGCATGGTTATTCGTTTTTTATGGGTGTTTTATCATTTTCATTAAGATATTCCTTGATGGAAGAAGCTATTTCCTCTACATCTCCGCGGTTAAGGATGATCTTGCCCATCACTTGTCCTGCTTTGTCCAAGCGTACCTTATCCTCGGCCTTTTCATAGATACTCTTTATCTCTATCAGGCAGAGTAAAAAGGCACCCCCAAGGGTCATAAAGGGAAAGAACCACAGCTGATTCCCGTAATATTGCTCAAAGTACCACACAGCACTCATCTGCATACTATCTACTATCGTGAGGGCGATTAGTACATTGTAGTACTGGGCGAGCTTCCCTACAGTACGCTTGTAGCCATACGAGGTGCGCATCTCTCCGTTGTTCTTGGCTTTGCGCAGGCCACTCCATAGGTCGGCCATAATCATTACTAAGACTAAGATGTAGATACCAAAGAGGATCCACAAGGTTACAAAGATTTTTTCCATTGAATCAATACCTTTTAATTTCTATCTAAGGCAAAAATAAAAAGCCCCTTCCATATAGGAAAGGACTTTTTTAAACCCTTAGTAATCACTATCTCTTGTTTCGCTCTCGCAGTGCTTCGTACTCTTTGATCGCTCGTCGGAGTTCCTTGCCTGCCTTAGCATCGGCTACGATATAGGCTTCTATACCTTCCCCCTGTAGCTTCTCTACGGTAGTGCTGAGCCTTGAGAGCACCTCAGTAAGTCCTGTAGGAACCCCTACGGCAGGGGTGCTGTTCTCACTTGTAGGGGTTTCCTGCTTGGTATTCTTCACCTCCCCTCCTGCTTCATATCCCTTAGGCGACTGTCCCAAGCGCTTGGCTTCGAGCCATTCCACTACTTGCGCCACTTCAGGGTCTTTCTTGAGCCACTGGGGTACCACATACTCCTCCCCGTGTACAATTCCGGCTACCTCCTGCCCGCTTTCGTCCTTAAATCCTAAGCCCTTGGTATATCCTCCCTTGGCATAGCTTGGCGCCTGCTGTGAGGCTACAATCCCCAATTGTACAGCCCCTAAAGCCCCTATAATTGCAGCAAAGACACTCCCCACGATAGGGCCTTGTTCGTAAGCTCTCATAATACCTACAGCCGTATTGGCTATAATATTCATCATATTCATTGCCTTTTGTGCTTTGAACTGCTTTACACTAAGTTCTTTCTTCTTGGCATCGGCTTCCTCGTCCAAGCGCTGTAGCTCCTTTTGATATTGAGCTTGCGAGATATACCCTTGGTTAAGCTGGTTGAGTAGGGCTTTTTTCTTCTGTTCCTGATTCTTGGTAAAGGTAGCCATTTCCTTTTGGTTCAGCCCCTGTTGGAGTTGGGAGAACATGTTAAAAGCATTATTCATCGCTCCTACGGCCATATCCACAGCCTTAAAGCGGTTGCTCATCTCATCAAGGTTGGAAAAGGTATCCTTCCAGTCCTTGGCCGAGAATCCCAATACATCCACCTTCTCCAGCTCCTTGTCTGCGGCATTCTTCTCTTTAGTGTCCTTGTTGTTCTTGATGTTGTCCAGCTTCTCTTTGATTTGGACTATCTTGTCCTCTATCTGGGTGATGTCCTCGACCAGTTTCTCCTTGGCTTCCCCTGTAAGGGTGGAGAGGTAGCCCATAAGGATCTGTTTCTGCTCCTCAAAGTTTTTCAGGCTCAGTGCCAATAGCTCTTTCTCGGCTTGTGCTCTTAGGGCTTTTTTAGCGTCCTCAAGTGTCTTAATCTGTGAGAGTTCCCCCGCTGATAGGTTTTCTCTTAGTTGCTTCTTGGCTTCCTCCAAGCTCTGTATCTCTATGATTTCCTCGGATTTCTGGCGGCGAAGGGCATCTATTTCTCGGTTTCGTTCCTTGACCCTGCGCTCAGCCTCCTTGGCGTGGTATTTCTCCCTGACTTGCAGTAGTTCCTGCTCCTTCTGCTGTTCGTAAGCGACCTCTATTTGCTTGTTGAGCTCCATGAGTTGGCGCTTTTCGGCTATGGCTTTCTCCCGATTAGGATCGTTGCTCTTTTCCGCCGCAAGGGTGCTGATTTCCTGTTCAAGAGTGGCGTTTTCTTGTTGTAGCTTGAACTTCTTCTCATTGTATTTCTGCTCCGTGGTGGCCAACTGCTTATCGAGGCTTTCCTCCAGCCCTTGGGCTATCTCCTTCTGTAGCTCCTGCTCTGCTTGTAAGCGTGCACGCTTAGCCGCCTCATACTCTTGGGTATAGTCTTTTGCCTTGGCTGCCTTGCCCTTGCCCTCTTTGTCTCCGCTGCTTCCTACTACGGGCATATCGGGGGTATCTGTGCTTGCTGTGGAGCCCTCTACTTTCTTAGCCTGCTCCTTCATCAGTTGGTCTGTGGCAGTCTTGAGTTCTTGCTCGGCATTTTTGATACGTTTGCTGCGATTTTCCAAGGAACTAACGATATTGTTCTGGGCAGCCATAGTCATATTCCCCATACTTTTGACGCTATTCCATGCCTTCTGATACCACGAGATATTCTCCTCAAGGCTCGAATATTCCGCCTTGGCCAGCGCTTCGGCTTTCTGATCCACAATCGCTTTGAGGTACTTCTCTCTGGCCGCAGCCCTTAGGCTCTCCACATACCTATCCAAAGCCTTTTTAGCCTCCTCTGTTTGCGCTGTCTCTACTGTAAGGTTGCCGTTGTATTCAGGAACCAATCGGTTCAGCTCCGCCACAGCCCTACGGCGCTCCTCGTATGGTTTCTGTACATCTTTGGCAACTGCCAATAGCTGCTGCAAATGATTCACCTCCACCGCGGTCTGTACATTAGCTTCCTTTATCGCATCATTGTGTAACTTCTGTCCTGTAAGCGCCTGCTTCTGCTCTCTATTAAAGGCCATATAAGCAGCCGCTGCCGCCCCTATCACTCCCACCAATAGCCCTATGGGACTAAGTTTTGTGGCCATATTGAAAGCACGCATGGCTGCGGTAGCTCTTTGTATATTCCCTGTAAGAACTGCCTTGGCTCCCGAAAGAAGCAGTGCCGCCCCTTTTCCTGCTTGCATAAGCGCTGTCTTGACCTTCAGGGCTGTATTATACAGCAGTGTTTGTTGCCACGCCTGTTTAGTGGCCACTGTGGCAATGAGTACCGCTGCCTTATAGCTCACCACAGCAGCAGTACAGACCCCTATCGTCTTTAGCAAAAAGGCTATCCGCTCACGAAACACCTTCACTCCATCGCCTGCCTTGCTCGTAACCCCAGTAAGCCAGCCCAGTGCTTGGATAATATAGGAGAAAAAACCTTGTATCCAAGTGCTGGTAAAGGTTTCCTTCCATACCTTCTTGATCTTCTCCCAGATGGCCGCGGTGTTATTATTGACCTTGTTGAACTCCTCTTGTATGGAGGTGCCTTCCTCCATCGCTTCCCCTGCCAAGCTCATCATCTCCCGAAAGCGATCCGCATTGGCGCCTGCTACCCCTACGGCTTTCTTTACTTCCAGTGTGTTTAGCTTTAAGCTATTGAGCGCCTCCGCCATTCCTTCCGCTCCTAAGTTTTTCATACTTTGGGCAAATCGCAAGAAGAACTCCTCGGGCTTGGTCTCAAAGAGCGCCCTGGCTTCCTCTGCCGACATCCGCATTTGCTTGGCAAAGGCTTCCACATTGGTACCCGCTACGCTCATAAAGCGCGAATATCCACTGGAGGCGATCTCCGCGTCTATCCCCGACTCCTCAAAGGCCGCCCCTAACCCCAAGGTCTGCGCAATGGTTGGTTTCAAGGCATCAGGCAATTGACCTATACGCGTGGCAAAATCCGAAATATTCTCCTCACTGGCCGTACCATTGGCGCCCAACTCATTTAGCGCCGATCCTATGGCGTTCAGTGCCTCCCCATAGTTCTGATCCTTTGTCTCGGAAAACAAGTTCTTGAGTTTACCCACCTTCGTGGTTACCGCTTCTAATCCTCCTTGGAAGGAATCCCCCAGGGCAACATAGATCTTATCTATTTCCTCGGTAAATTCCCTGAGCTGCTCCTTGTCCGTAATCCCCAATCGTCCTCCGATCTGGGCTATATCCAGCAGCTCCTTTTTTCCTGTACGGGTGTCCAGCTCGTCGAAGTCATTCCACAGTTCGCGTACCTTCTCAGCGGCAAGCCCTGAGGTTTTTTCGACCCCCGTCATCGCATCGGAGATTTCCAACAGCTCCCCCACCGAATCCTTAGCCGTGCCTGCAAGCGTCCCCAGAAAACTTGTAAGCAGGTTCCCTGTAACTATCTGCTTTATTCCTAACCAAAAGCCCTCGCTCTTGCGCCCCGCTTCCTGTAGGGCATTGCCTGCTCGTTCAGCACTCCCTGTTACCTGATCAAGCGCCGCCATAGCCTGTTGTACTTCTCCTTTGACTCGTTCAAACTGCGCCTTAGCCTCCTTCAGTTCCTCCGCTTTTTTCTTGAACTCCTCCGTCCCAGGGGTAAGGTTCTTCAGATCTCTCTCCAACTTCTTCACCTCCTTGGATATCCCTGTGAAGCTGTCTTCTATCTCTTTCCCATTGATCGTGATGACCAAATCTGTCGTTACTTTCTTTGCCATTTTTTACAGGTGTTAGTTATTAGTGGTCAGTTGTCAGTTGTCAGTGATTAGTGGTTAGTTGTCAGCTGTCAGCCTCTGTCCACTGACTACTGACCACTGCAAAAATAAAGAGCCCTTTCCATTCAGGAAAGGACTCTTTTACTTGTCACTGGTCACTATAAAAGTTTTCGCCATAAGTACCTCGCGATAAGGAAGCATACGCCAAAGTATGTAAATACAATAATCATACCCAGCGCTGCATCGGTATACTGACTAAATAGGTATAGCCCAAAGGCAAACATTCCTGCAAAAATAAGCCAAAATGCCCCTTTCCTTATTCGCTCCCGTTCCTGATCTCGCTGCTTGAGAGCGGCAAAGCCTGCCTCGTCCTGTATGGCTTGTATGCGATCGCTCGAACGCTTTCCGATCACATCCGTATAGGAGGAATACGCCACTGTGGCCACAAGGATCAGTGAGGCACCCCACCAAGGCACTACCCCCGCTATCCATAGCACCAAGCCT